CACTTTTTGGACCTAAATCCAATGAGATCGACGACGACTGGAACCTCTCTGAGCGAGTTCTTGCCGAGTACAAACGTGCTTTGGCCTGCTATCAGCGCGGAGAAAGGTATTTTGCTGTTTATATGGCTTGCTTGAAAGATGAAGCTAAATCTTTGACCTCTGAAAAAGTCCGTGTTTTCCAGGCATGTCCTCTTGTCTTCACCCTCTTGATCCGGCAGTATTTCCTGGGGATTATGCGATTTCTCAGCATGCATCCTTTGATGTCTGAGTGCGCAGTAGGAATTAACTGCATGGGTCCTGAGTGGCAACAACTACAAGATTTTGTAGCCAAGTACAAGGACGCTATTCTTGGATGGGATTACAAGAAGTTTGATGTCACCATTTTATGCGAAATCATGACTACAGCATGCAAGATTCTTATCCGAATCGGTGAGAAGCTTGGTTATGCTAAGGAAGATATTGCTATTATGAGCGCCATGTGTACCGACATTGTTAACGCAATGATTGATTACAATGGCACTTTGATTATGGTGTTCAATATGAATCCTTCTGGTAATCCACTGACAGTCTACTTGAATTCCATTGTTGGAGCACTCTACGCTCGCATGGGATTCTTCTACTGTTGCCCAAACCTCAACCGGTACAGAGATTATGTTAACTCCTCGTGCTATGGCGATGATTTCACTGGTAGTGCGGATGTGGAAGCGCGAAATTTCACATTCCGTAATTTCCATGATTTTCTTGCCAAACATGGTGTTATTATCACTGTACCCTCCAAAGAGGATGACATTGTCGACTACCTTGATCCAGATCAAGCAGATTACTTAAAGAGAGTTTCCAACTTTATTCCAGAACTTGGTCTCTCATTGGGTGCTCTAGAACTTGAAGCTATTTACAAGAGTTGGCATTGCAACCTCAAGTCCAGAACCACAGACATGCGCGAAGTGGCTATGTCTTGCATAGACTCCGGTCTCCATGAAGCCTTTGCCCATGGTAGAACCGTTTATGAGAAAATGCGAGCTGACGCTAAGCTAATCTGTGAAAAAGTCAATCTATCAAC